TGTAAAGAGCGTGGGTATTTATTCGTAGACCCAGAGTCATTTTTCCATTTCTATGAGTCTAAGAACTGGATGGTTGGGCGTAGCAAGATGAGTAATTGGGTGCAGGCGGCTGCTGGGTGGAATGCCCGGGAGAAGAAACGCCAGCGAGGTAATCAACAAGCGGAGTATTTAGTATGAATCGGATTCCCCGGAGGGAAGTGGAAGACTTTACGGATAAAGACTTGCAAGACATTTACGCGCAAGTCGAAGAGCTAGACGTTGTCGGGATTGACGCCTTTAAGGATGAGTTTCTAGAGGGTATAGAGGTTCCAACCGGAACCACCGGGACGCCTTTGCCGTTTCCCAACACAGATGACAAAGTGCGGCTGCGCGAGTCAGAGGTTAGCGTTTGGGCTGGCATCAACGGTCACAAGAAAAGCACACTACTGAGTCAGATACTGGTACACGCTGCTCAGTATCACCCTGTCGGGCTGGCATCGTTTGAGATGCGGCTACAGGACACTGCGAAAATGATGTGCAAGCAAGCAGCTGCGGTGGACACGGTGGCAATGCATTTTGCTGAGGATTTTATGGAGTGGAGCCGGGGGCGCATCTGGTGGTATCGGGCGCTCGGATCGGTCACTCCGCTGCAGGCGCTCGGTTGTGTTTCTGCTATGGCGAAGCGGGGGGTCAAAGTTATTGCCTTAGACAACCTGCAATTTATGGGCGTGACTGATGACCCGGAACGGGAGCGGCTGTTTTTCAATCAACTCATTGGCATGGCTGAGGCGCTCAAGGTTCACATCGCCATTGTCCACCATGTACGCAAGCCGCAGCAGGGTGGAGATGAGTATATTCCTACACGGTTTGATGTCCGGGGTGGCAGCACGATTACCGATCAGGCGCACCTGTTAATCATTACTTGGCACAACAAGCTGCGGGCTATGGCAAAACGTAAGCGCGAGGATGGGATGATGCTCAGTGAGCGCGAGACAGCAGAGTTGGCAGAGGGTGTTGATCAGCGGCTGGTGGTCGCCAAGCAGCGCCATCATTACTGGGAAGGCACTATCGCTTTGTTCGATGGTCCCGGGCAGACCTTTAAGCGGTCAGAGTCAGCCGCTAGTATCAGAGTTGATTTACCAAGGAGCCAAAGATGAAATGGGATTCGGAGCAGGTCGGCGGGAGCCACTACAAAACCATGAAGATACAGCCGCTGGAGTACGCGCTGCAAAATGATTTAGGTATATGCGAACACGCGGTCATCAAATATGTATCAAGGTACAAGGTAAAGGGCGGTATACAAGATTTGGAGAAGGCCCGGCACTACATCGACATTCTTATTGAGAGGGAGTTGGAGCGATGCAAGTAAGGCTCAAGCGTTCTGAGCTAGCCGTAGCAGAGCAGGCAGCCCGGCTGCGGTGGCAGCTTGCCCGGGCCAGTGGTGTTGAAAACAAAAAGGTCGATACAACCCGGAGCGATCAGGATCTTGACCTGCTGGGCATTTGCTCGGAGATAGCGGTGTCTAAGGTGTTGGGCGTTGACTTTAATGCTAGTGCGCTGGGCATTGATTCTGGTAACGATATCTTTGTGGATGCTGGGGCTGGCGAGTTGTGCATACAGGTTAAGGGTACGTTCACTGAGAAAGGCAACTTGCTATTTACCAATCACGAAAAGTTTGCGTGGGACGCAGCGGTGTTGGTCTGCAAAACAGACTCAGATGACCGCTACGATATTGCTGGCTGCATCAGCAGCACCAAGGCGCGTCAGGTTGTAGAGCGCCGGGATCTTGGGAAGGGAGAGGGTTACTTTATATCGCGGGAAAGGCTGTCCGGTATAGGCGACTTAATGGAGTTCATAGCAACGCGGAGGTTTGCATGAGTGAGTTTTGGTTAGTAAAGGACAAGCATCAGCTGCGCCAGCGGATTGAGTTTTTCCAAAAATATTTGGAGAGTGAGTGGAATTGGGATTACCCAGTTGAGTGGAAGGTGAAGCAGTACAGGCCAAAGCGGTCACTATCGCAGAATGCGTTGTTTCACGTTTGGTGTAGGGAGATGTCTGAACACTTCAAATCTAAGGGTGCAGATATTACTGAAGAAAAAATGAAAGAGCTGATAAAATACAAGCTGTTAGGTACGGAAGATAGACAGATCAACAACACGTTGATACCCGGGCAAGTCCGGGAGACCAGCGGGTTAGATCGTGGGGAAATGATGGAATTTATGGATGGTGTATTGGAGTGGGCGCTGGATCACGGCGTGAAGCTCACCTGTCCCCAAGACTCGGAGTACATGACACTAAAATGGGGGTAATGGATGTCACATCCGTTGTTGCAGTTTTGCGATACAGAAAAGCAATTAGAAGTCATTACGTTGTGCATGGTTAAAGGTCTGTCGCAATATAAGGCGGCAGAAAAGCTAGGCACGACCCGTAACGCGGTAAAACACCAGTTAGAGGCCGTGAGACACAAGGCTGCGCTGCGAGGCTACAGCCCAGACCATGATTGGCGGAACCCGGTTCCTGACGGTCATAAAATCAAGGGCGTCTCGACGTTCTATGATGAGGATGGCAAGCCGGTACGCCAGTGGGTTAAGTCTCAGGCTGATGAGAAGCGCCAGTTTGAGATCCTTGTGGAGCGTTTGGAGGCCGCGCAAGAGGGGCTAAAGCCGTTCAAGCCTGTGGCTGCGCCGAAGTCTGTTGATGACGATCTGCTCACGCTACTTACCATCACCGATTTTCACCTTGGCATGTACGCCTACGAAGCTGAGACCGGGGATGATTGGGATATGCGTATCGCCCGGGACGTATTCCTCAATTCGGTTCACGATATGATCAAGGCGTCACCAAAGTCCGGCACTGGAGTTCTATGTCAGCTAGGTGACTTCCTGCACTGGGACGGGATACTCAGCGTCACGCCGCAGTCGGGCCATATTCTGGACGCGGACACCCGCTACGGCAAGCTGGTAGAGATGTCGATGTCTGTTATGACCGAGGCGGTCAGGATGATGCTGCGGAAGTTCGACAAGGTTGTGGTGATATCTGCCGAGGGCAATCATGACATCTCAGGTAGCATCTGGTTGCGGAAGCACATCAAGCACTTGTTTGGGGATGAGTCGCGGCTGTCGGTGATCGACAACGACTTCCCCTACTACGCATACCTACACGGTGAGACGATGCTCGCGTTTCACCACGGCCACAAGGTGAAGCTGGCTAACCTTCATAAGCTGTTCGCTAGTGAGCCAAGGTTCCGCGAGATGTGGGGGGCAGCCACCACAACCTATATCCATACCGGGCATTACCATCATGAGCGGGTAGTGGAGGACGGCGGCGCTATCGCAGAGATGCACCCGACACTAAGTGGCAGGGATGCGTATGCTGCGCGAGGCGGATGGGTGTCACGCCGAGGGGCAAAGGCGATTACCTACCATAAGACCGAGGGCGAGATAGCCCGGATAACCGTGAGGCCGCGATTGTGATTCCAGTATTTAAGATGCCGATGGGCAAGGGCGAGGTTGCGATCCTGACTGAAACGGTAGGCGGTGCAATGTCGAACACCACCAACAGAAACCTGACTGACGTTTACACCGACACATGGCCCGATGGCATTACGGTTGATGTCAATTTGGAGAACTTCACCCGGGTGTGGCTCACTTGTCTCTGCTGCGAGCTAGAAGAGCTAGAGGGCGAGATGGAGTTTATTGTTGGTGAGGTCAGTACGGAGGTTCATTGATGGCGGTTAAAAGAGACGCTGCCGACATCTGGTTTAGCAAGGCAGTCCGGGCGAGGGACGGCAAGTGCCTGCACACTGGTAGGACTGATGTATTAGAGTGCGCCCACATCTACGGACGCCGGGCTAAGATCCTAAGATGGTCCCTTGATAATGCAGTTAGCCTAACCCATAGCAGCCACCGTTACTTTACTGAGAACCCAGTAGCGTTCCACGATTGGTTAGAGCAGACGCTGGGCGAGGGACATATGGCGATACTGCGTGAGAAGGCGCGGGGTCATATGAAGACTAACGAGGCGCTGCGGCGAGAGATAGCCAAGCATTACAGGGAAGAACTCAAGAAATTAGAGGCA